GCCTAAGTCGTTGGCACGCAAGGACTTAGGGGTTATTTTCGAGGAGGAAAAGGGCAGCGTTTAGGCGTTTCGTGCTGTTCCGCGAGAATCCTATCCGCTACCGGAATCGTGACGGGGAAACGCCCCGCGCGGCGTTCCTATCCGCTGCCGGAAATCGCCCTCCGCGGCGTTCCTATCCGCTGCGGCAAGTTCTCGGAAATCGACGTCGACGCGCGACCGCCCGGGGGAAAGCGGGCCTCCGAAAAAGGGCGTTCCCATGTAGGAAACCGCGCATTCAGGGCAGGTATTGGCCTCGCGCGCAAAGTGTCCCTAGCATGCACTTATTTCCGCCACCGATGGTTGTCTTTATAGCGGTTGGAGACCCATTTTTCATTGTATTTATAAAGTAGATAGATCGCTCAAAAATAAATAGGTATAGGGAAACTCTTTGGCGCCCATACAAACCTGGCCTTTTCGTCGAGGAACTCTGATAAACGGGGGGAAAACGGCCTCGGCGGGGGAGGGGATTCCGTGCTATCTTTACAGAGTGAATCTGGTCTCCTAGGCACATTTCCCCACCCTGGCTGTTTCGGCGATTCCTGGGTCAACGTGGGAGCAATGGCGATCAGTGTGGTTTCGAGGGACGAGTGCAGAAACGCGGCAAAATCCACGGAAATGGAATCACGCGGAAATCGCGGAACAGCGCGCCGCGAATTGATTTGGAGGATGCCGCGCGGAAATGGATTTCGCAGTAGGAAACCGGGTCTCCAACCTGGTCTCCTCGTCTTCACGGTTTCGCGGATATGACCAAAAAGGGCAGAAAGCACACGGCGAAGGGTAAGGCTGCACCGAGTGAAAAGAGCGGGGTTTTCCACGAGGACAAAAACCGCACGGTTTCTGTCTACTCCGGCTTTGCCCGTTGGAAAGATCGCGCGGCGCCCAAGTGGCATCCCGTAAAGAAGATGCGGTACGTGTTTTTCCGGATGATCGCGGGCATCACGATCACCGACGCGCTGCGAGAGATCCGCTGGTCGCCGTCGGAGTTCTGGCACATGATCGACCTCAAGGCGGAGACGCCGTTCCACGCCGAATATGTACGCGCGAAAAAGCTCCAGGGACGCGCACTCGGAGACGCGACCGTCGTAATCGCGGAAGGACGCGATGCGGTTTCGCGGATCGAGAAAAAGCGCATGAAGAAAATCGTGGATCGCGTGACGCGCAAGATGTCGCGCACCAAATCCAAGTTCGCGCGGAAAGTGCTCATGCAGCAACTCCTTGGCGACCTGCGCGAGATTGACAAAATCGTGATGGGCCGCAACAAGCTGCAGATCGAGTCGGTGAAGTGGCTCGCAGAGAAGGTCAACCCCGCGGAGTTCAGCCAGAAGTCGACGCTCGCCGTCGGCAGTCCTGATGGCCAAGGGAGCGCAGAGGCTCGGCCGATCGCAGTGCAGTTCGTTGGCCCTGACGGCAAGGTGGTCAAGCTATGACCAAGCGGCTCAAGCTGAAGCGCAAGCGCGCACGGAAGGACCTGCGCATCGCGGCGAAGGCGATGAAGCTCGAGCACGTGGTCCAGCTGCCCGCCTACGCGGTCAACCTCTGGAAGGCGCACCGCTACAAGGTGATCTGGGGCGGACGAGGTGGAGCGCGCTCGTGGACTGTCGCTCGCACGCTCCTGCTCAAGGCGGCACAGCAGAAGCTGAGAGTGCTGTGCGCGCGCGAGATGCAGAGCTCCATCAAGGACTCCGTACATCAGCTGCTGAGCGATCAGATCCAGTTGATGGGCTTGACCGGCTACCTCGTCACCGACCGGGAGATTCGCCACGTCAACGGGAGCCTGTTCATCTTCGCGGGTCTGCACCGCAACACGACGAAGATCAAGTCGCTCGAGGGCATCGACGTGTGCTGGGTCGAGGAGGCCGAGCGCATCACGAAGGAATCGTGGTCGATCCTCATCCCGACAATCCGCAAGGAGGGCTCCGAGATCTGGGTGACGTTCAACCCGGACCAGGAGGGCGACGCGACGTACACGCGCTTCATCCTCAAGCCGCCCAAGGGCACGTGGCAGCACAAAGCCGGGTGGGAAGAGAATCCGTGGTTGAGCAGTGAGCTCCGCGCGGAGAAGGACTACATGTACGAGACCGACCCGGAGGCCGCGGACTGGGTGTGGGGCGGGAACATCCGCAAGCACTCCGCTGCGCAGATCCTGAAGGAGAAGTGGTTCATCGAGGAGTTCACAGTTCCCCTCAACGAGGACGGAGAAGCGCCCGATGAGTGGAGCGGACCATACTTCGGTGTTGACTTTGGGTTCGGTGTCGATCCGGCGGCTGGAGTGCGGTGCTGGATTCGTCAACGTGAGCGCGGACTCAAGGAACTCTACATCGACCACGAGGCGTACGGGCACGGCGTCGATATCGATGCCCTCCCGACGCTGCTGCAAGAGCAGGTCCCGAGCATTGCAGATCACGTTGTGCGCGGCGATTCCTCCAGGCCGGATTCCATCAGCTACCTCAAGCGTCATGGCGTTCCTCGCATCGAGGGCGCGAAGAAAGGCCCAGGCTCCGTGGAAGACGGCATCGCTCACCTGCGGAGCTACATCAGGATAGTGATCCACCCGCGGTGCGTGCACACGTCGCAAGAAGCAAAGCTGTGGTCGTACAAGGTGGACGCGCGCTCGGGCGACATCCTCCCGATCGTGGTGGACAAGCACAACCACATCATGGACTCACTGCGCTACGCGCTCGAGCCGATGATCAAGCCGAGGGTGCGCGCAGGGTTCATCTTCATGGGCACTGACCCGGTTCGCGCGTGCCCTGAGTGCGAGTCATACCTGCCCGATGACGGCGAGTGCGTCCATTGCGGGTACGTCGAGGAGCAGGACGATGGTGAAGAGCTTGAGCTGGTTGGCGCAGTCATCCCCGTCGTTCCCACGCAAGTGGTCGAGGCGCTGCATGGCAATGGGAACGGTAACGGTAATGGAAACGGAAACGGACACAAGAAGACTCCCCTTCGCATGCGAGATCTGAACCGATGAACCGACTCCTGAGGTAGACGATGGCACCGAATCTAGTGAGACGGGCGCTGCATTCTCTCGGGAGTGCGCTCGTCCTACCCGAACCGAAGACGATCTCGCTCAGCGCGCCAGTGCAGGGGCCGATCGACGATGCACCGAAGAAGTTGATGGACACGAAGGCGTCGTCGATGTCGCTCCTGCCCAAGGGAGCGTACGGGAACAACATCGTGTTCTTCTCCCCCGACGGCGGACGCACGAGCTATGACATCAGCGGGTCGACGCTGCAGGGCCAGACCATGCTCGCCTTCGTCGCGTACTGGTACGTCGCGAAGCGTTGGCGCGCGCAGAAGCTCGCCGAGGCGCCGCTGATGGTGGTCGAGGAGAACGAGGACGACACCGCGGACGAGTGGCTGCCCGACCACGAGCTCGCCGGCATCCTAGACATGCCGAGCGAGGATTATGACATGGGCGAGCTGATCGAGATGACGTCGCACTTCCTCGACGACGGGGGAGCGGCGCTCTGGGTGTTCGACAAGGACGGCGTGGGCACTCCCGCGCGCATCACGCCGTTCTCCCGCTGGCAGTTCGAGCCGGTGCGGAGCGCGACGCGCATCTTCGCGGCGTTCAAGGTGCAGACGGCGGCCGGCATGGAGGAGTTCGCAGCGGAGGACTGCGCGTTCTTCCGCGACTTCTCCGGTCAGACGTGGGACTGGACCCTCGGCAAGAGCCGCCTCGACGTCGCGCTCTCATGGCTGAAGCTCGGCGCGCAGGCGACGAAGGTGATCCACGACCTGCTCGGCAACTCCATCTGGCCGAGCGCGGTGATCATCCCCGACAAGGACTGGAACCCCGACCCGAAGGTGCTGGCGGAGTACAAGCAGGACATCGAGGCGTACGCGCAGAGCGGAAACAAGGGCCGGCCATTCATTCAACTCGGTGGTGGATCATTCGAAGCATTGCAATCGTCGATCAAAGACCTCGTACCGGACGAAGTGCTGAACCGTGTCGAATCTGTGGTCGCCGCCATCTCAGGCGTTCCCGCGATCGTGCTCCAGTTCGAGGTCGGCCTGCAGAACTCGCCGTGGTCGCAGATGGCACAGGCACGGCGGATGGCGTACGACGACACGATCACACCGACCTGGAAGAAGTTCGAGCGCGTGCTCACGCGGCAGCTGCTCCGCCCGGTCGATGAGGACCCGTCGCACTTCATCCGCTTCGACACGAGCGACGTCACGTCGCTGCAGGCCGATCAGCTGAGCGCGGTGCAGATCGCGGTGCAGATGGGGCGCGCGGCATCGCTCAACGAGCGCCGCAAGCAGATGGGACTCGAGCCGCTTGACGATCCGAAGGCGGATGAAGTACCGGAGCTCACGCAGCCAGACCTCGCGACGCTGCTCGCTGGCGGCATCGGAGGCAAGGATCCGAAAGATCCCAACGCAGACGAGGAGGACCCAGCAGCGGATGAAGAAGATCCCAAAGATGCCGAGAAAGAGAAAGACCCCAAGGGTAAGAAAGCGCAACGGCTCGCCATCCTCCGTAAATTCAAGGCCCCTGCCCTCCAGCAAGCGCTTCGCCAAGAGGCGACCACGACCTGGATGGCCACCATTCAGCTCCTCCTGAAGCACGACGCGCAGGAGATTGCGCGAATTGTGAGCGACACGTTGAGCGACCCGGTCGGCGCGAAGGGGCGGAGACTCGACGTCAAGGCGCGCG